GTGAGCATTTTATTACGGAGTAAGAATGAAAAAAATAATAGCAATAGTTTTATTAGCGTTAATGTCAACTGCTTATGCACAAAAGAAACCTCAAGGTGTAACTTATGATGCTAACATATTACGGGTGAGTGATGGAGATACCATTGTAATTGAAGCCCAGTTTTTGCCAGCGCCATTAAAGAAAGAATTAGCAGTCCGCATATTTGGTGTTGACACCCCTGAGAAAGGATTCCGTGCTAAATGTCCACAGGAAGATCAGCGTGGACAAGCTGCAAGTGCATTTACAAAGCAAGCAGTAGCAAATGCACAAAAGCGCCAAGTTGTATTATACGATTGGGATAAATTTGGAGGGCGTGTTCTAGGAGATATCATACTCAACGGACAAAGCCTTCGTAGTATGCTGATTCAAAATGGTTTTGCCCGTGAATATTACGGTGAAACCAAACAGAGTTGGTGTTAAGATAAATACTTATTATGAGAGCGACTGAATTTATCACCGAACGTAAAAAATCTAAGTCTAGGAAAAAATCCTTACGTAGATATTTCTTTCCCGGTTACGGATACTTTGGTTTCGGCTCCGGCGAATCAGATGGTGGTGACGGAGGTGGCGGCGGCGAAAGCATGTATGAATCACCAGAACATGAATTAGCAAAAAAGTTACCTAGCTTATCAAAGCATGATTACAATACTATTGATCAATTGATTAGAAAAATCGCTAAACGCCATCACATGACAAGCGAGTTATTACACAATAAATTTAAACGAAAGTATAAAGAAACTCCAGATAAATGGATAAAAGGTAAATTAGACGAAGCAAATGTTGAGTGTGATTTAGAGGATGAAGTTAATAAGTTTGCGGATTGGGCTAGTAAACGATTGAATTTACAAACTCGCCCAGAAATAGAACTTAGTATGGATACCGAAGAAGCACAAGACGGTCATCATACAGGTAGCCATACTGAGGGTTCCAATAAGGTTTGGGTTTATGCTAAAAACCGTAATCTTGTAGATATTCTTAGAACTGTTTTCCATGAGTTGGTGCATGTTCGCCAAGGTGAATTGAATATGATTCAACCAGGTGATAGTTATCCCGGTAGCCCAATTGAGGTAATGGCTGATGCACTTGCTGGAAAATATATTAAGATTTACGGCGAACAGAACCATCACATCTTTCAATAAATTCTAAGTTGTGCTATACTAGCACAATGATTAAACTATTATTCCCATTGCCCAAACAAGTTACCGTAGCCTTTAGCGGCGGTGTGGATAGTGTTGCTGTTGTGGATTTCTTATCCAAAAAGCATGATGTTGCCTGTGCATTCTATCACCATGGTACAGAGAATAGCGAACGGGCATTAAAGTTTGTAAGCAAGTTTTGTACACAAAGAAATTTACCTATGTTTTTGGGTTTGCTAAATCGGGACAAACCCAGTGATATGAGTTACGAAGAATTTTGGCGTGAAGAACGCTATCAGTATTTGGCTACATTGGGGCCAGTCATTACTGCACATCATTTAGATGATTGTGTAGAAACATATCTTTGGTCAGCAATGCATGGTAAACCCAAAGTACCTAATGTTATTCGTAGTAATGTTATTCGCCCATTTCTTACTACACCCAAAAGTGAACTCATTGATTGGTGTCAAAGAAAGAATTTAAAATGGTGCGAAGATTTGAGTAACGAAGATGAACGGTATACACGCAACTATATCCGTAAAAATCTTGTTCCACATGCCTTGCATGTAAATCCCGGATTACACAAAACGGTAAAAAAGATTGTTGAAAAACAACTGTAATACATATATAATCAAACACTTTTAAGGAGAAACAATGACTACATCTAAGACTTTTAGTGGCGATCAAAAGATCAAACTCACCCAACTCATCAATGAAGGCATGGCAGTCATGCATGAGATTGAAACATTGAATGAGGGCTTGAGTGACACAGTTAAGGCAATCGCAGAAGAATTGGAAGTAAAGCCCAGTGTATTAAAGAAGGCTATCCGTATTGCACACAAGGCTAGTCTAACACAAGCCAACCAAGAACACGATGATTTGAATACTATTCTAGAGGCAGTTGGCAAGACTCTATGAGTTATATTGATGCTATCCATGACCGTGATAGTGACCGCATCTATGTAGTAGAACGAACTCCTGAAGGTAAACGAACCTACAAGGAATATCCTTGTAATTATACTTTTTATTTCAGCGATTTAAAAGGTAAATATCATAGCATCTTCGGAGATAAGGTAACTAAATTCAGTTCACGCAAGCGTAGTGAATTTGAAAAGGAACGCAGGATTCACGCAAACAAGAAATTGTTTGAAAGTGATATCAACGTTGTGTTCCGTTGTTTAAGTGAAAATTATCTTGGGGTAGAAAGTCCCAAGCTACATACATGCTTCTTTGACATTGAGGTTGACTTTGACCCTGAAAAGGGTTTTAGTCCCACAAGTGATCCCTTCAATCCTGTAACTGCAATCAGTCTATATCTAGATTGGCTAGACCAACTAGTTACCCTTGTCATCCCTCCTCGCGGCATGACAGATGAAACTGCATACGATTTAGTTAAAGACATGCCCAACACACTTCTGTTCCGTAGTGAAATAGAAATGTTTGAAACATTCTTTCAACTGATTGAGGATGCTGATATTCTTACTGGTTGGAACTCAGAAGGCTATGATATACCCTACATGGTTAACCGTGTAACAAGGGTTATGAGTAAGGATGATACTCGCAAGTTTTGCTTGCTTGGTCAACTTCCCAAGCCAAGAACCTATGAAAGATTCGGCAAAGAAGAAACAACATATGACTTAGTTGGTCGTGTTCATATGGACTATTTGCAGTTGTATAAGAAATACAACTATGAAAGTCGCCATAGTTATAAATTAGACTTCATTGGTGAAATGGAAGTCGGTGAAAACAAAACACAATATGAAGGTACATTGGATCAATTGTATAACAAGGACTTTAAAAGGTTCGTAGAATACAATCGCCAAGATACAATGTTGCTTGTTAAGATTCATAATAAACTTAAGTTTTTAGATTTAGCTAATGCACTAGCACATGAAAATACTGTGCTATTGCCAACTGTCATGGGGTCTGTTGCAATGATTGAAATGGCAATCATGAACGAGGCTCATGAACGTGGTATGGTAGTACCCGATAAACGACGAAAGGAAAATCATACAGATGAACAACAAGCGGCAGGTGCCTATGTTGCTACGCCCAAAAGAGGCATCCATGAATGGGTCGGTGCAGTTGACATTAACTCGCTCTATCCCTCGGCTATTCGCGCCCTTAACATGGCCCCCGAAACAATCGTTGGACAAGTCAGACAAACACTTACTGACCAGTACATGCGAGATAAAGGCAGAAGGCTAGCCAGTAAAAAGAAACGTGCCAAGGACGATGATGAAGAAGTAACTGGCGCGATACTCTGGGAAGGTTTGTTTGGTTCATTAGAATATGAAGCAATCATGCGCCAAGAGCGTGGTACTATGCTTACACTTGACTATGAAAATGGTGATAGTGTAGAAATGAGTGCTGCTGAGATATGGAAATTAATCTTTGATAGTCACAATCCATTTATTCTTAGTGCTAATGGAACAATCTTTAGGTATGATACTGAAGGTGTAATTCCAGGATTGTTATCTCGCTGGTATACAGAACGGAAGTCAATTCAAAAGCAGGCTAAGGAAGCATACGGCACTGATATGTATGAATATTACGACAAACGACAGCTTGTCCGTAAAATTTTGCTTAACTCTGCATATGGCGCACTTTTGAATGAGCATTGCCGATTCTATGATAAACGCATTGGTCAATCAGTAACATTGAGCGGTCGTCAGATTGTTAAACACATGATGAGCCAGATCAATGAAATTGTAGAAGGCGAATACAATCATAATGGTCCCGCAATTGTATACGGGGATACTGACTCATGCTACTTTAGTGCTTATCCTATTCTTAAAACACAAATAGATAATAATGAATTAGAATGGAACAAGGATGTTTGTATCGGTTTATACGATAGTATTGCTGAACAAACAAACGACACGTTCCCTGCATTCATGGAACGTGCATTTCACGCGCCTCGCAAGAACGGTGAAATCATCAAGGCTGGTCGTGAACTAATTGGTGACCGTACTATCTTTATTACTAAGAAGCGTTATGCAATCAATATCTTTGATAAAGAAGGTAAGCGCAAAGATAAAGATGGCAAACTGGGTGATATCAAGGCTATGGGTCTTGATTTGAAACGGGCTGATACTCCCAAGTATGTTCAAGAATTCTTAATGAATATATTGAGCATGGTCATTCAACAAGGTAAGGGTCGTGACGAAGTAATTGAAGCTATCAAAGATTTCAAACGAATTTTATCTGCACAGGATAGTTGGACAAAGGGTAGTCCTAAGTCTGTAAACAAACTTACATATTACGAAGAACTAGAAAAGAAAAGCCCAACAGGTCGTGCTAATATGCCCGGACATGTCAGAGGAGCACTAAACTATAACTATCTACGCCGTGTCAACAGCGACAACTATAGTATGAAGATTGTTGACGGGATGAAGGTTATTGTTTGTAAACTTAAACCCAATCCATTGAACTTTACTAGTATCGCATATCCAACTGACGAACTTAGATTGCCTCAATGGTTCTGTGAATTGCCGTTTGATGATAGTGAAATGGAACGCACACTAGTTGACGAAAAGATTGAAAACTTGCTAGGTGTGTTAGGTTGGGATTTGCGTAGCAACACAGATACAAATTCAACATTTGATGATTTGTTTAGTTTCGGTTAAATTGAAATTGACATTCGCAAAAAAATCCATTATTATACACAGTATAAATGCCTAAATATTTAAAAGGAAAAACATGAAAGATTATTTACAAGATTTGATTCAACATACACATGGACTAGGAGTTATTGAACTGGTCAAGGTTGTGGGCACTGACAAAGAAACACAAATTGTTAGTATTGCAGAAGATAAGAGTGTTATCGTAATGGGTACATTCAAGCAACCAGTTAGTGACTTTATCGGCACATTTGGTATGCCTAATCTTAGCAAGCTCAAAACTATTCTTGGTTTTGATGAGTATGATGAACAAGCCACTGTTAATGTTACACGCGGAACTAAAGACGATCCAATGGTTCCCACTAACATTCACTTTCAAACTAAAAACAATGACTTCGTAAACGATTACCGTTTGATGAGCAAGTCCATTGTTGAAGAAAAAATCAAGACTCCAGTATTCAAGGGTGCTAATTGGAACGTTGAATTTGAACCTAGCATTGCAGGTATCTTGCGTTTGAAGAAGCAAGCAAGTGCTAACAGTGAAGAACAACACTTTACTATGACCACACTTAATGGTGATCTAAAGATTAACTTCGGTGATCCTTCAACTCACAGTGGTAACTTTGTGTTTCATAGTGGTGTAACTGGTACATTAAGTAAGGCTTGGAACTGGCCCGTAAAGGTCTTTCAATCTATTATGGACTTGCCCGGTGATAAGACTGTTAAGGTTAGTGATCAGGGTGCTACAGAGATTACTGTTGATAGTGGTCTTGCAACATACAAGTATCTACTTCCTGCGCAAGCAAAATGATTAAGAACATTACAGGCGGTGGAAAATATCTGACTGTTACCGGTGGCCCGGGCTCTACTTATGTGAATAACTACAGTGGATCTCAAGGTGTTGGTAACATGCGGTTTAATACTTCAACTCAAAATATTGAAATATACGATGGAGCTAATTGGATTCAAATGGCTTCTGGATATTCTACTATTTCAATGACGCCCGAAGCTGAATCATTACTTGACTGGGCAAGGCAAAAACGCCAAGAAGAAATGGAACTAAATGAGTTAGCAAAAACTAATCCAACCATTGCTGATCTTCAAAAACAAATTAAAGAAAAAAAAGAACAAATTGATATTGTAAGGAAACTTACAGCAATGGAAATTAAAATCGGATGATGGAACAAGATAATCTTTCTAGTAAGCACAATCCAGAGTGGGCATTATTCTTGCCCGCTGTTAGTAGTTTTTACATCAGTGGATTAGGTAAGCAACGCAAAGGTGAGGAATATTTTGAGAAGTCAAGGATTCCTGCTGGTTTTAATAATGATGTTGAATGTTTGAATTTCTTAAACAGTCAACAAAGTCTTTACTATTATAAGTGGGGTTTGTATAGTGCTGGTCATGCTAACTTAGATATCACTAAAAATGACCCAAATGAAAGCATTATCCGTGAGCGTGAACCGGGCACATTCATGCTCGGTGACTCAGGTGGATTTCAGATTCTAAAATGCCAATGGCCTGCTGATTGGAAGGATCCTAACTGCCCCCGTGCCATGAAAAAGCGCAAGGAAGTTTTGACATGGATGGATACATACATGGATTATGGTATGTGTCTTGATATTCCTTCACAGTCACTAACCACTTTTCATATCAAAGACCCCAAAACTGGTAAATCAGCACATGGTATCAGCACAATTGAAGAAGCGATTGCTGCTACACATATCAACAACGAATATTTTATTCAAAACCGTTCGGGCAAATGTAAGTTCTTAAATGTATTGCAAGGTCGCAATCATACTCAAAGTGATGATTGGTATCTTGAAATGAAAAAATATTGTGACCCAAATATCTATCCCGATAATCATTTCAATGGTTGGGCATTCGGTGGTCAGAATAAAATTGATGTACATTTAATGTTGCGTAGATTAGTTGATATTATCTATGATGGATTATTGATTCCGGGCAAACATGATTTAATTCATTGCCTTGGTGTTAGTATCATGGAATATGCGGTATTGTTTAGTGATATTAAAAAGGCAATACGCAAATATCACAATCCTAATTTGGAAATTACTTTTGACTGCGCTAGCCCATTTTATGGTGCTGCTAAGGGCCTTGCTTATTTCAATAATAGTTTTGAGCATGGTAAAAAATGGTCATACAGTATGGAAAAAACCGCAGAAAATAAAAACTTTGCCAATGATACTCGCAAATTTAGCACTGCTGTTTTGGCTGAAGGTATCCATGATACATTTACAGATAGTCCAGTAACTGATAAACTCTTACTTAAAGATTTATGCTATCGTGGTGTTGGCTTTTTGGGTCAACATGGTAAAGAAACTAAAACTAGTTGGGATACATTAAGTTATACATTGGTTCAAAGTCACAATGTTTGGATGCATATCAATGGTGTTCAAGAAGCTAACCGTAGATATGAACAGGGAGTTATACCAAAGATGTTGATGAATGAAACATTTGATCGTATACTGTACAAAGATGTGATTGAAGAAATCTTTAGTAAGAAAACAAAGGCTGAAAGTTTAGAAGTTATTGAGCGACATAGCAAACTATGGACGCAAATGCAAAGTGGTAGTCAGGGTATTAGTGGTAAAAAGACTGTTAACGCTATGACTATGTTTGATCAACTGTTTAGTTTTGAAAATTCAGAACCCGAAATTGATGAAGAAATCATTGATAGTGATGATGCAATGACAGAGGCGTTAGGAGAATAGTATGGACTATAGTAATCAAATTAGAATTTTAGAAAATCAATTAAAGCACTTGGAAAGTGCCGAAAATAAAGACAAAGAAAAAATTGATAAAGTTTTAAACGAATTACGGCTTTTGCGTAAAGCCCAATACGAAGAAAATCAGCGTATAGGCTACGGTGACGAATAATGGACGACACTACAAGTTTTAATCTGGATCATGACATTCAGCCTGCAACAATCTTGTTTCATTCTAATGAGTCTGAAATGTTGCGTGTAGCAAAAGATGGCTTTTATGTGCGCGGAATTAAAATTGAGCAAGATGCAACAGAAGCGGAAAAAGTTTACAACGCCTTCCATCAATGGTTGATGTGGGCAACACTTAATCGGAGTTATGAATGAATCAACACGAACAAGCATTGGCTGAAAAGCGTGAAAGAATTCGCGACCGAGCACGCCGAATGATCTGGGTGACCTTTCGTAAAGAAGGTATTCATAAGTACCCGGCTGCTGCAACCGACCCAAATCTTGCCACTGGTGATGAATATGATGTAAGTTTCTTGGGAACTCCCCATCGTCATATTTTTCATTTCAATGTAGGCATTCAAGTATTTCACAACGATAGGGATATTGAGTTTATCCAATTCAAGCGTTGGCTAGAAAAGCTCTACCAAGGCACATTGGAACTAAATTTCAAGAGTTGTGAAATGATTAGCGAT